AACTCGAAACCTGTGGGTCCAATGTATCGAAAAAATCCTTAATGAAAAAAGTGATGCGTCTCCACTCCCATGCAGTGGAACTATTCGTACGTAATATGATGCTCTCCTTCACACCTCTAGCGAATATGGTGTTCGACGTACGTAACGCGATGTCGATCTTCGACCCACGTTGACCGGTGGAGGTTTCACCTGGACGCGCTGTAGGCATCCACCCGATGATGGTAGTCGCATTATTCTGGGACCGAATAACTGCGTCGGTCTTGATGAACAGATCCGGGTTTACTCCTTCGTTGAAAAGATTCGTATAGGAAAGCATGGTATCACGCTTTTTTTGTGATGTCGTGTTTAGGATGCTCCTCTTCGACATTCTCTTGGAGTAAGGCTTGCGCCTTGAGGTCTTCGTAGCCTTCTTTCGTCCGTAGGACCTGCGTGAAGGTGTGCGCTTGCGATAGCGGGGTCCTGACCTGGACCGTGACCTCGAGTACGCCATCAGTGCGGGGTAAGGGTGAGGGATTTTTCTTACAAGTGGGCTTTGCGACAGTCATAGGTATGACCATTAGCCCGTAGGGGGGGGATACACGGGGTATTTATAGTTGGAGTGCTCCCACTCCCACTATTGAAAAGTAATAACATTAATACTTTTCAACAGTGGCAGTCACATGCCGTTTCGATTTGCAGCCCAATATGGCCTTCTTACATACCCCCAATGCGGAGACCTCGATCCTTGGAAGGTTGTTGAGCACCTTGGATCGCTTGGAGCGGAGTGTATCATTGGACGAGAAAACCACGCTGATGGAGGACTTCATCTCCATGCTTTCTTCATGTTCGAACGGAAGTTTGAGTCACGAAATGTCCGTATATTCGATGTGGACGGATGCCATCCAAATGTCCTACGCGGTTACAGCAAACCGGAAAAGGGTTGGCATTATGCAACAAAGGATGGTGACGTTGTCGCTGGAGGACTCGAATGCCCAGTGCGAAAAGAGATATCTGGGACTGGCGGGCCATGGGCTGAAATCATCCTTTCAGAATCTAGAGAGGAATTTTTTGAAGCTTGCAAGGTGCTGGCTCCGAGGGCACTTCTGTGCTCCTTTACGTCTCTCCGAACATACGCCGACTGGAGATATCGACCCGAGCCCGTTACGTACAGACACCCTGACGGACTATCGTTTGATACAACAGCGTACCCAGAGCTCGATGCTTGGGTATCACACGCTTTGGAGAGATCTGAATCTGGTGAGTCATTTATGAGCCCCCCCCTCTCCGGGTTCCCCTAGGGAACCACGGGGGGGTTTTCCGGGATCGGCCTCTCGGCCTCAACCCTCTCGCCCTTCGGGACTCACGCCGTACAATGCTGACTTGTCAGGACGAAGACGATCACTAGTGATTTACGGGCCGACTCGCTTAGGCAAGACGTTGTGGGCCCGAGCGTTAGGCAGACATGCATACTTTGGTGGTCTATTCTCGTTAGATGAGTCATTAGAGGACGTCGACTATGCCATTTTCGACGATATGCAGGGCGGCCTCAAGTTCTTCCATGCATACAAATTTTGGTTGGGGGCGCAGTCACAATTCTGGGCAACAGACAAATACAAGGGGAAGAAACTGATAAATTGGGGGAGGCCGGCTATATACATTGCTAATGCCAACCCTCTAACCGACGAGGGAGTGGATCATGACTGGCTGCTAGGAAACTGCGACTTTGTTGAGGTAACAACCTCACTTCTCGTGCCAATAGAAAGTAGCGTTAGGGAGGAATGACAACGTGTCCGAAGTCACACCTGCGATAGATCTGAACATGTCCACAATGTAATAATCTCCTTTGCCCGCTTTCGCGGCCGTGCTAATGGGGCTGAGGAACATACTTTCACCGTCTTCGTCGTCGCGATAGACGATGTTCCCATTCATTGGATACCAATATTTCTTGTGCATGACTGTGGCTGAGTCGTTCCCTGACCGGATAATCATGCGCTTGTCAGATTTTAGGTCGACCTTAGAAGTATCGATCGGCGCATTGAAGTAATCTATCCAGTCCACATTCTGTGTTCCGCGGAACAATGGCTCGTATATGTCGACATTCGGGATTGGGGTAACCAATCGGACCATGCCATCTGTCGTTTGACGAAAATAACTCGAAACCTGTGGGTCCAATGTATCGAAAAAATCCTTAATGAAAAAAGTGATGCGTCTCCACTCCCATGCAGTGGAACTATTCGTACGTAATATGATGCTCTCCTTCACACCTCTAGC